CTTGTTAGAGTAATCGCCGTTTACAACAACTTTACCTTCGTCTGTGATTGTTACATATCTGTCACCAATAACACGAGCGATATAACGTGGTGAGTTAGGGTCAAGATTACACTTGAATGTTTCAACGATGTTTGGACGAAGATCTTCATCTTCATATGTAAATGGAGTACCAACAACCTTTGATTGGTCTACAAATCGTACAACAACATCGAAGTCACCATACTCAGAACCAGCGATTGTACCAGCAGCACGAATGTTTGCGATACCAATCTTAACTTCATAGTTTGCATGAATACCGTGTGAAAGTGTTGCAAAACGGAAGAGATTTGTTGAAGCTGCACCAACTTTTTGTGAAGTTATATATGGTGTGAATGCTTCAAGATAATCTGTTGTGAAATCCCAAGGTGGTGTTGACGCAGAACCTGTTTCAATAATAATTGTTGTTGCACCGTCTGTTGCCAATGAAGCAGAAGCGGCTTTTGCAAATGAAACATAGTTGTAAACAGCGTGTGTTCCATAAGCACCATATCCATAAAGGTCACCAATAAACGAGGTGCTTTCAGGATTGATAGATGCACTGAATGGAGTTCCGTTTTCTGATACGGCATTTCCTGTAAATGCGGATGTGTCTGTTGTGAATCCACCAGAAACAGTAAGAACAAATGAACCACTGTTATTTGATGCAAGTAACGAACTAGCAAACAATGAATCAGCAGATGCATTTGTTACAACAAATGTTGGGTGAAGTACAGAAATTAATCTCTTACCATAGCTACCAGTAGCAACGATAGCAAGAGGGTGCTTGAGTGAATAACCACCCGAACCAAGAACTCGCACGATAGTTGCACTACCGGCATTAGTTAGATAGCTCTTAGCGGTATAAGGAAGGTATGATTGTTCATAACCTCCACCAAATTTTGTTACAAAGTCGTTGTATCCTTCTACCAAAGTTGGAACAAATGCTGGTCCTTTAAGGGTTGGTCCTATAAGGGCAGCACCGATTGCTCCGATTCCTTGTGGTAAGAACGAAAGATCCTTTTCGACTGTAAACACGCCAGGACTTACAATTCTTTCATTAGCCACTATTTATCTCCAAAAAAATGATATAATCGTCTCTGATATAAATATAGAAAAAAAAATCCAAATTATTGACCTGATGAAATAAATCTTCCAGAATCTAAATCAAGGACACCATCTCCGTATTTTTCATTTAGGTTTTGAACGAGTTCCTTTTCTCTAAGTTGAATTGACTCGTAATTTTTAAACAATTCTTCTCGGATACCTTCAACTTCTTCTAATCGTTTCTTTAACAGATGAAGTTCGACTTCTATCTGACCGATTTGTGCCGTTGTTGTGGCGTAATTTGATTGTAATTCTTTGACAGACTCAATATCTGGCTGTTCAAATTCTTTTTCAATTTGTTCTGACATAAAAACCTCACATTAATAAAACTGTATATCTATAAATATAGTGATTTTTTTCTAGAAATCATACTACGGATTATCACGTAGTCTTCTTTGTAAATCATCTGCAATTTCTTCCTTATCTTGATTCAAAGACTTGAATGGGTCTCCACCATAAAGTTCTTGGTTTTGACGAATTGCACCATTAATATCTCTTGATGTTTCCGATTCAAAGACTATCTTATTTGGAGCGACGACTCTTTTTGTGGTTACTTCTCCAGCAACACTCTTTGGTAATAGATATGCGTGAATCATCAACTGAAAGTTTGCTCTAACGAGTCTGTCTTGTCCAGTTGAATTTGAATCTTCCATGTTTAACGATTCCAACGAAGATGCAAACTTAAAGAAATTCTTTTCACCGAAAGACTTTCCACCGTAATAAACAAATTGTTCTACAAGCTCGTTTAATTGAGATTGGTATTCACACCAAAGAATAAAATCATAGGTTATGTCAACATAGTCAGGTATTGGTGTTACAAAATACTCCTGTGGTGCTCTTGTTCCATATAATGATGAAAACCTATCATATGGAGAAAGCTGATTGTATTTTTGTTTCATAACGTATGCAAGTTGACCACTCGATGCAACCTTATTACGTCTCAACTGTTGTTTCATGTTTACACCAGAACGTCTAAACGTTATAAGTGGAACTAGTGTTTTACCTTTCTTGTCTTTCAGATACCCGTTTCTTTGAATAGAAGTCCATTTTTCAGAATTAGCATACAATGTTGGAACTTCTATAAGTTGACCATTATCTTCTATTCTTAATTGCATTGTTTGGTCTATAAAAGACTTTACCGCAAAATCAATGTCATAAAGTGTTATACCGAGACTTCTTTTTTTATCTGTGTCTCTACGAACTTGTGTGTGACGTGATTGACCAAAATCAATTCTTGGATTTTCAGAAGAATTTGTATCATCAATAAAAGAATCTCTTGTTCTTTTTATCGGAGCTTTACGATATGGGGATGAGTTTTTCATTAGATATTACTTGGTAAATCATTATTTTCATTAATTCTTGGAGCAGAACGAACTTCTTCCACATGGATTCTGGAACGTCTTGTCAAGTGTGTATTGGCTATAATAGAGACGTTATGTCCCCATCTTTCCGTTGAAAAAGAATAATCAGGATTCTTACCACCGAAGTATTGATTTTCCTGAATTGCATCAACTTCCCAATATTCTCCATTGTATTCTATAACATCACCAACTTCAACATACGTTTCATATTCCTTTAGTAACTCACGGATAAATCCAAAATCACATACTTGAGTATAATCTTGTCCGAATTCAGTTCCTTCGTATGTTTGTTCTTGACGATTAATCAGTGATGGCATTCTAATGGGTTGGTGATAAATCTTTTTATCAGATTCATCGTAAATATTTGTCTTTGTTTCTTGAAGAGATAACTTATACAAACCAACTTCGGTATCTATAATGTCAACTATAAGTTCCGTGTTAATTTTGTGAACTAGTGAGGCATCTCGTCTTCCGTGAAATAATGGCATCGGTTTATCCTATGTAGATTTTGAGTGGTGTTGCATTCAAAGAAACGTTCAATGATTCTACTTCTGCACGTTTTGCTTCAAGAAGTTTAGAACGAGTCATTGTATCCAACATTGTTCTTAATTCTTCCACAAGTGATTGTTTTTCTGTACCAGCTGCTGATAATAAGTCGGCGGCATTAAGTGTGGTTTCTCCATTTGGAATTGGAATACTTCCATACTTACCACGAATATATCCCAAGTTTTCCTTTACAAGAGCAAGTGTATAACGGTAAATCCATTGACGACCTACCGAGTTTATCTTACCATATTGCATTCTGTTATATGGTGCATTAGACATATCCGATACAAGACCAGAAACACCAGAACCAGAAATCGGTTGGTATTTTAAAGGATTTGAACGTTCTTCTTTAACGATATATTCAATCCACAATTTGAAATCTCTAACTGGGATAGGGAATATACGAAGTTCATTATCAATAAGTTCAAATGAATAAGATGATTTTCTCATCACATCATTAAATTCGATAGCTTGAACACGAAGTAAGTCGGCATACATCGGCATCAACATGAATGAAACACCTGTTGAGTATGCACCAAATCCGAATGTATCTAACATCGCCTGATTACCCAAGTATGGGTCATAGAATCGAATAGATGCCGGTGGTGCATAATGATGAACTCTTTTGATTTCGATTGAACTTGTTGGGGTATACACATTTCGAATTATCGAATCAAGGTCATATCGTTGTCTATTCATTGTTATGTCAATAGATGCAGAATGAAACTTTACATTACCGTTTGTAAATGTTTCCGAGCCATATTCCGTAGCCAACTGAATTAAACCGCCCATGTTGGTTGAAACATTTTGGTGTGTTAAATTGTTGTCAACCGATGTTCCCATGATACTCAACATATTCTGTTGAATATTAAATTGATTTACATGGTTAGAATACTCCGATATTGCTTCTTCAAAACAAGCATAGAAATTACCAGCTTGAAGTTCTATATCCACAAGTGGATAACCAAGACGTTTTGCACACCAATCAGCAACATTATCGGCATCAGTTCGAAACGATGCCTCGGCATCAAAAAATCCGAACGGTGTGCTTCCAGTTGTAAAGGAGCTTGAACCCGGCCAAATTGGAATTTCTACCATTTATTTCTCTTATTTCTGTTCTTCAAAATAGTTCAATATATTGTCAACTATTGGATGACGGTGATTTGTTTTTAGTTCGTACACACCAAGTCCAGGGACAGAGCTGACCATATTAAATAAATATGGGAAACCAGAGTCTTTCTTATTCTTTAAATCGGTCTGTGTTACATCACCACAAATTAACATTTTAGAATTTGTACCGAGACGAGAAAGAATCATCTCCATCTGAGATTTCGTTACGTTCTGTGCTTCATCAACTATAACACAAGCATTTACAAATGTTCTACCACGAAGGAATGAAATTGGTGCAATTTCAATTGTGTTTTCATTTATAAGTTTTTCAATTTTTGGCTTACCATATAACATATACATATTTGCATGAATTGGAGCCACCCAAGGATTCATTTTTTCTTTTATATCACCCGGTAAGAATCCAATATCTTCGTTGGAAACCGTTGGTCTTGTAATGATGATTCGTTCAACTTCACGATAGAAAAGATATTCAAGAGCAATTTGTGTTGCAAGTAACGTTTTTCCCGAACCAGCTTTCCCTGTTAAAACAGAGATGGTATCTCTCAGTATATTAGCCTTTACTTCTTTTTGTTCTGCATTCAACGATAAGTTGAAATGTATCTTGTTTTTTATTTGTTTCCTCCCTTTCTTTATACCTGAAACTTCAATACCCGTAACTTCTTCATCAACAACGTATTCTTCTACATTTTCATTTATCATAAAAACTCCTACAATAATTTGGAAAGGGTTTCTCCTATAACTTTACCGTCGTGTTTGAGTTCAACAAAAGAACTCTCCATGTTTTTAGCTTTATGTGTCCATTCAAATCCAACAATACCCATCAATTCTACACCACGCATAATTGGATATACAACAGCAGACTTCGTTCCACGTTGTGTAAAGAAGGCTCTTGTTAGTATATCATCTATATCGTCTACTGATGGGAATATGGCACGTTCGGTTTGAACTGAATCAACTAAACTAGAATAAAGTGTTGTTGGTAGATTTTGGTATTCTTTGAACTCTGTGCTAACTCCTTCTTCAAGTGCCTCAAAGGTTGTTGATAGCTTGTTCATAGAACGACCTGTTTTGAATTTACCACCGTTGTGGCGTTGAAGAATAAAAGCACGTTGACACCCATACTCGTGTAGCTGTTGTTCAAGGATTGTTTGAACTAACTTTGATTGTGAAATCTCACGGGTAACTTTCTTATGTTTATATTCACCGTACTTATACTTTAGGAACCAAGACAAAAACACACCCAAGAGTGTGACGAGACTTGATATTCCAAGTCTAATAAGGTCTATGTAATCTGTGAATAGTTCCATATCCTATAAATAGGATTGTACAAAATAAAAAGGGTATCATAAGACACCCTTTAAAATTATTATGTATATAAATAGATATTCTATCCCGTATTTGTAGTATTTGTATTTGGTTGTGTGAGTGTTTCATTTGATTGTTGTGGTTGTGTCTCACTACGTTTTTTCTTTAGAGAGTCTCGATATTTTTTTGATTTTTCAGAATCTGCAGGACCCAATGGAGTTGATCTAGGTTCTTTAACTTCTTCTGTAAAGTAACCTCGAATTCCACCTATAATTGAAGAAAATGAATTTCCGATATTTTCCAAAATTCCCATTGTATTATTTATAGCCTGATAACGATTCAGGTTTGCAGAAGGACTATTTGCAAATGTAGTATCTACATTTGTAATTGCAATCTGTCTTTCTGAAACCTCAACGCCAGGTGGTATTGGTCTATCCTCATCACAACAATCTACACATCCAGGAACACATGGATTTTTGCGTCTTGATTTCTTTTTTCTTCTATTATCAGGCCAACCACCACCAATAAGACTTGAATCCATCGATAGTTGAATTGAACCAGAAATTACTGCGGAGTCTATTACACGAATATCTGGCTTTCTAATATTGTTTGTTGTATTATTAGCCAGTTCTCTATTAACATTTTCCTGGGAATTATCCTGTGTTTTATTTTTGATACAAGATTCTTTTACAATCTTATGAAAACGTTCATCATTTAATTTGATAATATATTCACATTTTGTTGCGTCATTTTGTCTATTTTGTAGATTATTTGCTGATGCACTTCCAGCTGATGTGTTCTCTTCCAATACTTCACCGATAGAACAACAGTTATTATTTGGAAAAACAATATCTATACCATACTTCATACGAAATAATCTGACTATTTCTCTTTCATGTGGTGGTGCAATACCATCAACTCCTTGTAATGAAACTATAGTATTCCCCATAAATACTTTATTTCGAGTATCTGCATCATTATTATATTCGGTGTGTAGGTTTCCAATATCTGTATTAGATGATCTATCAACTGGATAATATAGTATATCTGTCTTTAGAAGTTTAGTTCCACTTCTAGAATATCGCCTTAACTGATTATCGCCCAAATTATAATTTGATTTTCTGTTTCGTTCTAGTGCAATTTTATTTTGTAAATCTTGTTTAGTAAGACCATCACACAATCCATATGTTTCTGGCATTCTACTTGGATATTTTCCATCAATTGCCATGTATTGGCACAAATCATCACTAGTTGGAACATGAAGTATATTTGGCCACCAGAATCTAGGACAATCTGCCATAGAAACTGCAACAGTACCACCTTGACCGTTTACTCTAATATTATTTGAACGACCAAGACTACCAGCGCCCCAACCAGGTTGTTGTAAATCACTAATTTGAGTGGATGGCCTATCAAACACAAGATTATTCACCCTATAATCAGGTCGTTCCGCTTTTGCAAATGTTATTGGAATATCCGAATAAGTTGGTGCATCATCTATTATTTTTTCACGTTCTAACCATTGTCTTATGAAAGGTCCTTTTTTCCAATTTTTTCTGTCAAAAGGAGTTCCTTTATCTTCTACCCTATAATTTGAATCACTTTTAAACGTCGGTGTTTCTGCAAACAGACTTGTTAAAAACTGACACTCACAACTCCCTTCTTTTAAATTTTTACCGATTGTTTTTGCTAGACCGTTTGGTTTATAAAATTTATTATTATGGAAATTTACAAATTCAATCAAATCTATTTCTGGAACAGGTCCCTCCCAAAAACCATTACTAGACGGTGTTTGTGCTGGTATATTTTTTATTCCTTGATTTTCTAACTCTTTTGGATCATAATTCCCAGCAATAGTTCCATCAGAACCTTTTGGAATTCTAATTGTTCCTTTTGATTCCATGTACGGACCTTCAACCCAATTGTTTTTTGTTGCTTCATTCAAAAGGGCCCACATATCCTCTATTTTTTTCTCTCCTTTGTAATTTTCTATAGCCAAATCTATTTGCCATGATATTAATTCGTAAAGCATTACTAATCCAAGATTTGCGAATGAACCAAGTCGTGCGAGTTGTAACGAATTGGAAAGTTTTCTTTCACTTACAAGTTCTTCAATAGCTTCTTGAAATGCATGTTTTGAAATATCTTTTACTATGTCACCATAAAATTTTATTACACCTTCTTTTATAAAGTAAGTAATAGAACCTTCATCAAATTCACCGTTTCTAATATCGTTTAAAAGTTTCAGTCCCCATTTGCCAAATGTCAAAGGATAATCTAATTTATATTTGAAAAAATCTTCGAGATTTTTAGCACGTACAGATAGTTCCTCCTTACCTAT